TGTTATCCAAACGTCGATAAACTGACACAATTTCATTTGTATCAGCTTTGTTTAAATTCACAATTTCGATAATTTCGAATGAATTACGAACTACGATTGTTGTACTGTCATTGCCCATACGAGCAAAATCAATTCCTGCTACGAAATGTCTATCGTCACCTTGTGATTGAGTTACAAAGTCTGTAATGCTGACAATACAATTTTCGATAACATCATCTAAGATTTCACCATAGATTTCTTGTCTGCGTAATGATTCATCAGTAATAGCTTTCATCTGAAGTTCTATAGAAGCTTGCGACAGAAACTTATTATCCATCATTGAAGCACGATAAACTTCTATGCTACCATTTTGCAGACCTTCTTTAATCCATGTATTCCATGCTGATCCGAGCACGTGGTGTTGATGCAAAACGAATCTTTGGTTCGAACTTACCACGCAAACATGGTGCAGCAATCGCAAGCAAGTCTGTTGGTGCTAACGCAATTTCGTCGCATATCAAATATTCGATTTCAGTCAAACCACGAACAGAATCTGCATTTTCATACGAAAACAAATGAACTGAGCCATTACGCGCATATATTGAGTTAGTCATCTTGTCGTGTTTAAATTCAACTCCAAGATGTTGTAAACGCGATTTAATTTCAGGTGTTAGTACGAGTGATAACTGTTTAAAGTTAGTTGAGAATACAATTGCTTTCTTATTTTGCAATAACAAAATTGCAACTAGCCATGAAATAGCAATTGACTTACCACTGCCACGACCTGCGTAAATGCCAGCAATAGAAGCTGTTGTTTCGAGCAGCTTCTTTTGATGTGGCAATAGTTCTACTTTGAAATTAGGCATCTGTAAATGTTATGCTTATATTGGAATCAGATTCTTCGTTATTAGTTTCGACTTTAACAGTTTTTTCTGAACGCTGATCACCCCAAGAAGAACGGCTTCTGCGCTTCAATATTTCTAGATACTGAGCTTTATGATTACCGTTCAGTGCATAGCATTTAATCATGTAGTTTTCTAATTTGTTACGATTTTCGATCATCCATGTGACATAGTCTGCAACCATGCTATTGATTGTTTCTGAATTGAAATTGTCAAAATACTGTCTTTCGTAGCAAACACCTGCTTCATCAGGGCACAATGGTGCAATGAAATAATTGATTGATGCAAATGCTCTAGCTACTTTACCTTCAGCTATATTTTGCTTTACTTTATCGAAATCAATTTGAAGTAAAGCAGTCCAATACTTGCTTTGCGGTTCAGTATTAGAAACATCTAAAGCTTCTTCAAGAGCATTATATGTATCTGCAAAAGACGGTTCATTTACAAAAGTATGATTGAAAAGCCACATGATATATGAAATGATCTTGTTAGACCATAGTTCAGATTCTTCTTTTTGCTTTTTCTTTGATGCAATTAAGCCAAGCTTTCTACAATATTCAGACATACCTTCAAGTCTGCCTTCTTTGTATGCTTTGCGAACAGCATCAGACATCTTCTTACGTGTAGCTTTGTCGTGGTGCTTACCGTACATGCCATTTTTAGCACCTACGAGCTGACCCTTTCTCGCTGGCATACTACACTCCGTTACGCTTATCGATTTCTTTATCGAGCTTTTCGAAGATCGCCATCATTGAGTCAAGCTTAATAGCAATGCAGCACAATGCTTCGTACACGTCGGCCAAATCTTTGTCAGCAAATGGCTTTACAGTTTTTTCAGTCTTTTTCATATAATACTCCAGTCTGCGAAACGCGCAGTTCGTTTAAAAAATTTGAGAGTTTTGTAGGTCATCGTCGATAACTCACAACGACGAAGGAGATTATGCCTAAACTTCTTCTTCTTCGTCGGAATACGAAAATTCCGACTCAGCATCGCTTTCGATTTCAGCTAATGCTGCCTGAATTTCACGTACATCTGCTTCTTCGATCTGATATTTTTCGATCAAAGAATTTAGAATTTCAAGTAATTTCGTCATATTAAGTACCTCTTGCTATAATCTTATTTATGCCAAACTATCATTTGTCTGGAACATGTAATCAATCATGTATCGAATTCTCCAGCTGATATAGTAAATGTAGTATTAGCAGCTTGCGTAACAGTCTTTCTTGCTTTTTCTACAATACCATTTTCATAATATGCATCAACTTTGATTTCGACAGTACCAGTTAGTGCATAGTATTGTTGAGTGCGCCATTGGAAGTTGCTGAATGCCGATGAATCTATGTCAAGAGCAATTGCATAACACCAGATGTTAGTACCTGCTGATGTATTGCAAATACCATCCTGTTCAGCTGAAGTCATATCAGTGTATTGATAACCGTTATTGCTCTTTTGAGCATCCAACAACATTGATGTAGTCAGCGTACCTGGGTTACCGTTCCAGCCAAGACCTTGAAAAGTAAGATTTTCAGACTTAGAAGGTGACCACTTTATGTACACTCTATAAAACTGAAGTGCACCCAGTGAAGGCCAGACTTGCACTGAGTTTACAAAGATGTCAGGATCTACGACACCGTTAACTATGATATTTTTAGCATTAGAAAGAATCATTACTCAGTTCCAGTTACTATGTATACTTTGTTGTCAGATTCACCTGATGCTGGAATATCACCAGATGTAGCAACTAATACTATTCTGTCAACTAATGCAACATCATTTGGAGTTGCATATAGCTTTTCGTTAGCAGTAATGCAGCCTGTCGTTGCACCATTATAATATGAAGATATAACCATGTACTGGTGCTTACCACTAGCTTCGAATCTACCAAAAGTATAACCAGTAGTGTCGTTATTTACTCCACTAAGTTCATAGTTGTAAATTTTGTAGTTATTGCTCTGAAGATTGATTTCGTACGGAATAACAATGCCACCGTTATTGATGCATGTTCTAATGTTAGCAAATGTAACATCGCCAGAAACTAACGCTTCGTAATTGACGTACATGATATGTGCACTGATAGCAGAATTAGTGTAGTCCTTAGCACTATCTACACAGTCTGCTGAGAATAATCTAGACTGAGTTGGTAATGTGTAACCGAATGATTTACCTGGTACAGAACCATTATTAGCAGTACCCATAATATGATAGCAACCTGGGTCATAAAATTGCTCGTATAAACCGATCGCAGAGTAAGATGTTGTTGCATCTATCATTACAAAGTTAGATCCACTTTGCGCTAGTGATGCAGCGTAAGCAGATGCTGCAGTGATTGTATCAGTCCAATCTTTACCTGATATCGTGTCATTCGTAATGTCGATATTTGGACCAGCTGAGTAAGTATGTGTTTCTCCATCGTACAAAGTAAACGATTCTTCACCTTGTGCACCAGAAACAAATACAATTACTTTATCTTCATTTTCAACAAATCTAAATGTAGGCGAAATACCATCGACACCATTTTGACCATTCATTACGTCAAATGATGAGCTTCCTTGTGCACCACTTAATGTAACGCTATGACCATTCGCAATATTGAAAATGTCAAATGTAACAGACTGACCATCTGCACCATTTACTCCATTGATTCCATCTGCTCCATCTTGTCCGTTAAGTACATTGAAAGAAGATGAACCTTGAATTCCTGAAATATTAACTTGATGACCATTATCTATATCTGTAATGTTGAACGTTAGCGATTCACCATCAGCTCCAGAATAGTCTTCAGCTAGACCAAGTGGTAACTGAGTGCTACCATCACCTGTAATTGGGTAATTTGCTGCAACAGTAGTAGTGTCATTACCTTGCGATTTTAAAAGCTGATTGCTTACTTTTGCTATAGTCATAATTTTAATCCTTACTTCTATTTATGACTATAATTACTCAGTCCACGTAATATCAGCAATAATGTCTGAATGTTGAACAATTGGATTTGGTGCGCACATTGCTGCAGTATTGCCCCACCACTGTACGTCTACTGGTATGTTTTCAATATTCAATGAAGCAGATAAAGCTGAACCGGCTACATTATGATCTGCCATTATGCCTTGTCCTCTACCATAAATCCACAAGTTATTACTATCTTTTATATTACGATTATTTAAGTAGTGAGTAACCATTTGAGAAGAAGACCATTCATATTGATACAAAACACTGACATCAGCATTAAAGTCGCTTCTACCACGAATTTCATAACAACCTGCAGTAGTACCTGTATTAGCGTACAAATGAACATTATCAACTTTATTAAAGTTAATTGAATTAGCAGAATATACTATCTCTTGCGATGCAGTGTCACCGTTATTCCATAGCGGAAATGCAAAGTATATTGCAGCAGCTGCAATTGTCGGAGTCATTAACGAATCGATATTGTCACCTGTATAGCCAGTTACAACTAACCTCTGATTAATGCGGAATGGATAGAATGTCTTTCCACCTGATGTAAACGAATTAGCTAAATCGTAAAAGCGTAAAGCTATTCTTGCATTCTTTGTTGGTGAAACGTAATTGAACCATGCTTTTGCAGTTACATCATTTCCAATAAAGTTAAACTTATTACCTGTTAAATTAGCACCAGTGATTGTGTATTTACTAAATTCGTAATCATTGTTTGCAGTATTGCTTAATACTACTTGATCGCCAATAAAACCTGATACTCGGCTAGCAGCTATTGTTCCGTGTCCATCAGTTTGAAGTGTTACATTCTTTGCAGTTTCGTAAATACCTTGAGCAGTAACATCATTGTTCAAGACTATGTTGTTACCAGTTGCAGTAGCACCAGTCAATGCCCAAGCGCTAAACTTTTCATTCCATGCTGCATTGTCGATTAGAGTAACTTCTGTTCCTTTGTAGCCTTCCATAGGCGAAGCAGAACAATTTACAGTATTCATTTCGTAAACAGGAATGTTACGATGAATACCATGTGTGCTGTATCTGTTCTTTATTCTGTGCTTCTCTGTTCTCATTTAAGCTTTTCCGTATTATTTCTCACGTTTTTCTTCCAATAACATTTGAATGTACTTTAACGAAGTTTCAATCGATGCTAAGCGTGATGCCAGCTCTAATTCGTCTAATTTTGACAATTGTTGCTCTGTCAAAGCAACACGAGTAGTTAGCTCATTTATATCGGCATTACGTTTCTTGCTTGTGTCTTTGCGTTGTAAATATATGACCAAATACAAGAAAGCCGCAACTGCAACTATCTTGATATCGCCTGTGTTGAATGCATTTGCTAGTAATTCTTCCATCTTTAAGCCTTACGGTTGATGCCGACGATCTTATGAATTCTAATAGTTGGAAGTGCTTCCGTATTAGACCATTGGATAAAGCCAGATGAATTCCAAGTCATGTATTTGTTCCAACCACTTGTGCTTAAAGATAATTCTGTAAATGAATTATTCCAAACAGCATGATTTGAATTTATAGTGAAAAAGTCTAAATTAGTATTTTGGAACATCGTCAATGCTATTGCTTTAAAACCACCATTACTAGTATTTAAATTAACACCTGAAGTAGCAGTGTTCTCAGTATGGAATTCAAGAACAGCAGGCGTACCTCTTTCTCTTTCAGATATGTAAACTTTATAATGGTCAAAGTTCAATACTGATTCAGATGCAGTTAATGTACCTGTTATAGCAATGCCACTCCAAAGCACAGTCTCATTATAGCCAGGCACAACTCCCAATGGACTAGCAACTGTTCCATTTCCACTTAATGTATTATCGTGTGAAACTTCTGGATTACCACCTTGAGCAGTAACACTAATTACTGTCTTCTGTTCGTTCGGATAATCAGTAATGTCAATGCCTTCACCTGCACTTAATTCGTAAGTGCCAGATAATGCACCACTGATGTATTCAATCTTTTCGTCTGTAGTTGAACTGAATACTGTAAATGACGAAGTATCGACTTTACCATCTAATGCTGTTACATCTGCGTAATTACCGCTTGGCTGATAAAGTGTATCAGCACTATTCTTTGTCAAGTAATCAGACAAGTCCTGATGTGCAGTTAGAAAACTACCAGATACAGTAGAAAAAGCAGTACTGTCAAGTTTAGAACTAACGCTAGACTGTACATAATCTTTTGTAGAGTATTCGTCAGGGATAGCGGTAAGAAAATTGCCTGAAACAGTTGAAAAAGCTGTTGTATTAAGTTTTGCACTTACATCATTCCATGTTGCTGAATTTGCATGAACTAAATAATTTACTTCAGGATCACCATCTCCGCCTTGACCACCACCACCACTGATACCACTGACACCGATAATTGTTGCAGTGTTGCTATTTTCTACGAAATAAAGTGGTGCTTGTAAGTCTAAAACTTTGTTGTTAGTATTGACTGTATATTCTCTAACATTATTGCCAAGAGTACGCAATGAAACATCTAACGTACCGTCAGTGTTCTTAATTCTTGTATCAGCACCATTTATGCAGATATTGCCAGGACTTATGCACTCAACATTTAATCTTGAACAAACTAGATCACCATACGAATTTTTAATATACACGTCGTATGTTAAGCTTTGGTCTGCTAGCATTACTACTCTACCATCTGAGTTTAATGGTATTTTGAATGGATTCATTGCTCCATCAAAATTTTGCATAGTAATGTATTTTACATCAGTACCGAGCTCTGTATACTTCTATCCAACCACCAATAAGTGGTTTGCCGTTTAGACCGCAGTACTGTTCGAAAGGATCACCTAGATATGCAATATGTGCATGTCCGACCAAGTCGTCTGCTATAGCCATGATACTACCTCTTTGCTCTTATTTCTAGAGCGGCATAAAACTATTTCTAGTATTATTTATGTGTGCAATTGCTAAATAGTTTATTATAATAGAAATAAATATGATAGTAAAGATTTTGTTAAGGAATTAGTCAGTATGCTTAAATTCGATTTTGCAATTATGAACCCACCGTATAATAGATCTCTTCATTTGAAGATTATTGACGTAGTTATTCCTGTCGCTGATAAAGTTATCAACATTAGCCCTGTTCGCTGGTTGCAAGACCAAGTAGCTAAGTACAAGAAGAACAGTGATTACAACAAATTTGAAAATAGTATTAGCAAGAAGATCGAAAGTCTTGACGTGATTGATAGCAATAATGCACAAATTATATTCAATTCTGCAGTATTCTGCATAGATTTAGGAATTTATACTATTGGCAAAGGCGGTTACAATTACACATGCAATAACACGATTATTGATAAAGTCTGGAGTCATACAGCAAAATTAGGTGGATTGCAAGTAGAAAAATATACAAAAAGAACATACGATAATTATATGTTGATTGCTAGCATTGTCGGTGGAAATGGCGTATCGCAGAATTGCTTTATTAACAAGCCACCATTGAATTATAATGAAAAAATTTATGGAAAATTTTTCGTAAATGACAAAAGCGAATTGAGAAAAGAAACTTTACCAGAATGTAAGAAAAAATATGGTGGTTATTGGGGTAATTGCGAAAATTGGAGTGTGTGTTCGTTTGCGACTGTCGGTGAACTAGAAAATTTTTATAATTCGACGCATACAAAGTTTTTTAGATATGTGTATTGGACAAGTACTGTGGACGTTCACGTCCATCCAGAATTCTTGCCTTACATGCAAGACTACACTCAGCCTTGGGATGACAAGAGATTCTGCGCATACTTTGGAATTACTGGCTACATCGATGATGAACATGCTGTACCAAATTCTGAATGGGAAATCATCTTGAATACAATGAAGGAATATGTGTAATGCCTAAATTTGATATAGCAATTATGAATCCACCGTATAATAGAACTCTTCATTTACAGATTTTGGAAAATGTTATTCCTATCTCAAATAAAGTAGTCAACATTAGCCCTAATTTGTGGATGAGTAGACGTGGTTCGTCAGAAGTAACTAGATTTGGAAATTCTGTAGGAAAGCACATTATTTCAGAAGAATATATTTCGACTGAAGAAGCTCATAACATATTCTCAGATACAAGTTCATATACGTCACTGAGTATTCTAGTGTGTGACAATAGCGAGCATAACTTCGAGTATAAGAATTACTGGAAGAATTCATATACAGAGTCAGAATTAAGTATATTGAACAAGATTACTATCAAAGATAATATGCTGTCTGACGTTAAGACAAGTCAGAACTTAAATACAAAGTATTGTGTGTTGACTGCATATATTGCTGGTGGACGAGGAAATCTTCCAATTTATAAGTATAATGGTATAGTTGCTGATGGTAAAGATGCTATCACTGGTAAAGATTGGTTAAATGAATGGAATGCACATCCTAAGCATAAGCGATTTCAGAAGAATAAATATGAATGCACAAATATCGTATTTGACACTTTAGCTGAAGCTCTAAATTATTATAATTCGTACAATACTAAATTTATGACGTGGGTATGTAATAGAACAGTGCAACAACAGCAAATTAAGTATAAGTATATTCCTTACATGCAAGACTATACACAACCATGGGATGACAAGAGATTCTGTAAATATTTTGGAATTACTGGTTACATTTCTGACACGGAAGCAGCGCCAAATACTGAATGGGAAATTATTGTAAATAAAATGAAGGAGTATATCTAATATGACAATTTATGACTATGACAATGACTTTGCTCATTACGAATGTGACAAAGACGCTAGAAAAAAGATGGGCCAGGTGTGGACGCCTTATTCGATAATCGAAAAGATGATGGATAAGCTTGACAATGAAATCTGGAAAGACGAAAAAAAGACTGCACTTGACCCAACAATGGGTTCAGGCAATATTGTCATTGGTATTTTGTATAGACGAATTGTCGAGAATAAGCAAGACCCTCTTGCAGCATTAAAGAATACGTATGGCGTTGAGCTGGAGCTTGCGACTTGTGAATACGCTAAGAACAGACTTGCTAAATTTATGAAAAATTTTACAGATGAAGATTGTAGTGAAATTATAAATCACAATTTCGTGTGTTCTGATATTTTCGAATGGGATTGTGAAAATTGGTGTAAAAAGCAGAAAGAAGAAAAAACGCCGAAAGTTAAGAAAGGACGACATTGGTATAATAACGGTGTTAGTTCAGTGTTAACAAATGAATGTCCACCTGGTTTTACACGTGGTAAATTAAAAAGAAAAGAGGCGTAAGTGTACGCCTCTTTTTAATTTATCGATAATGTGTAAGCTTATTTCTTCCACATAACAATTGACTGTGCTCTTGGTTCCACGACGCCAATCATGCAAGGATGATCGAATCTTGTAGTATTGATAGCAGAGATACCATCAGTAAAGCTGTTAACAAATACCTTGACACCATCTGTATCACCAGCAGCAGTCTTATCAGAAAGCTTGAATTCGAGAGATGGAACTTCAGAGTTACAGAATGCTCCATCTGCACGTATGATACCTCTGTAATAGCTTCCACTTGCAGGAATACTTACGCTCTTAGCTGCGATATCACCAACAACAGAACGAGCACCAATATCAGCAGTTACGACTGGAGTTACAGGAACTTCAGCAGTAGTAGAGCTCAAAGCAACGTCAGCACCTGCGATGAATGCGTATGGAACGTTAGTTGCATCACCAACAGTGTCACAAGCGAATACCTCGTTGAAGAAAATTGGTGTACCTTTCTTCAAAACAACGTTCGCAGCAGTTGCAACACCAGAGATAGTCAACGAATCACCAGATACACCAAAAGCAGCACCCTTAGCAGCAGAAAGTGCATTGACTGTATCCTGAGAAATTGTCAATGGCTTAATGAAACGTTCAGCTGTGTATTCAACGTTCTGGAATGTGCCAAGACGTCCACGTGAATACAAGTCGTTTGGAGCGCCTGTAGGAACGAACTGTTGACCGTTGGCTGCCAAAGTAGCCTGAGCTTGAGGATCGATGAAGCCGTAAATGTCTTCATTAGTAATGCTCTGCAGATATGCACCAGCGTTTGCCATAGGAGCGAAGCCTTCACCAACGAAACAAGTAGTTGCTTTAGTGATAGAATCTTCAACAGCATCTGCTTCAACTTTCTGGATCAATTTCTTAGCATAAGTTTCTGCAATTTCTTCCTGCCAATTGATGTCAGTAACGCCTTCAAGCGCGTCAGTACGAACAGAGTTGTTATAGTTTTTGATAGTTAACGTTACTTTCTTTTCTGCGATATCACGTGGAGAAGCAACAAGTCCTTCAACAACGTTACCTGCATCACGAAGAACGAACTCATAAGACTGACCGCAACGCTTACCAGCCATCTGATCTTGGAAGTAATTTTTAGCACCTTTCTTTAAGAATCCAGCAAGCTTTGCCATTTCAAGCGACAAAAGCATCGCCATTTTGTTAGTAATAACTTGATTAGCCATAATTTTTAAACCTCTTAATGTTATTTGTTACGAAGCATTCTTTCTGCTTCAGATCTTGAAATTGGTTTTGTCCAATCTCGTTCACCACTGTTAACAGTAGTAGAAATTGCAACTTTACCAGTATTTGGTAACACTTTCTTTTCGACCTTTGGTTGCGCACTTTTCGATTTGTTTATCTTTTCGAACATGAGCATTCTATTTTCCAACTGCTTCAACTCAATGAACTTATTGTACTGATTGTTCATAGCCATAATACGTTGTGCAACTTCAGGCTTATGAATAAAGTGACGAATAAGCTTAGGAGCGTTATCTGAATCTTGCAAATATGAAATGACTGCGTGATCTTTTTCACGTAGCAAGAATTCGCTAAACGAACGAGCACCAATGCCAGGATGCATAGATTCGAAATCAGATTCAGCACGAGCAATCAAATTCTGATACTTAGCTTGAGTAGCTTCATCAGGATAACATGCTTCAACTCTTCTACGAGCAGTTTCAGCAGCTTCCTCATTATACAATTCAGCCTGTTCAGATTCAAGGCTCTTAACTTTTTCTTCATCAAATCTACGATCGAGCTTGTAATCGTTGTAAGCAGCTTGATCGTTTTTAAAGTGTTCAAGAGACAAACCTTCATACTTCTTAAGCTTTTCTTTTAATTTAGCTAATTCAGCTTCCACAGCTTTACGTCTGCTCTTCTCTTTAGCAAATGCATGCTGTGTCTTCTGTTCTTTTGTATAAGTTTTGCTCTTCTTAGTCTTGTTCTTATCTTCAGTTTCAACTTTCTCAGAGTTGTCATCTGTCGCAGAACTCGCTGTATTTCCCTCGGTACTGGTAGTTTGAGGTTCATCGACTGTTGGTTGTGTCGATACGGTAGAAGCAGCTTCTTCTACCGCTGGCTGATTGTTCGAAGTATCGAGTTGAGAAGTCTCAATACCGCTACTTAAATCATCCAACGTTTTTGTGCCTGCTAAATATGCGTCAGCATCACTTTTAGACCAACTCATTAATCATCTCTCCAATCTGCATTACGTATGCAGTTACATTTGTTAATAATCTATTTATGCATGAAGCTGTTAATCAACTTCGCCTGGATTTGTGCCAGTAGAAAAGTCCGGATCCATCATAACGAACAAGAATGCGTTACCATACGACACATCAGGATATGTTGGGAACGCAGTTACATCAGAATCAGATTGCCAGTCAGTTGATGGCAAGTTACCAATTTCTGTACCGTAACTATATTGATCGTGAACAGTATCAGCTTGTTCGAATGAAACATTGTATTCAGCTAAACCAGTACCATCTCTTGATACCATAGGAGCTGAACCAAATGATTGTCCATCTAATATCGAATTATTTTGATATCGTTTGCAACCCCATGTCCAACAGACGCAGCATCGACCATTTTTGTGATCGGTATAATCACCTTCTGCTATACCAACGAGAATGCTGGTAGATTCGATACGTCCAGTACGAGCTAAATACTCTCTACCAACTGTAAATGCTTTCCAATACAATTGACGTGGCACAGCATAAACAAGTCTATCACGATAGTTCAAGAAGAGGAATGGAACTGTCATAGTCGAATAAATTCCAATACCTTTTTGCGGATCTGTCCAGTAACCGCCATATTTCTTAAAGCGTAATGGTCTGTTTCTACCGCACCATTTCATCAAATAAGGTTCAGCATTCTTTGCGTAAGTGTACTGATGATCGTTATCTTGCACTTTCAAATTAGTTCTGTCTAGCTTAATCCAATGTGCAGTATCGTATGACGAACCATTGCCAATCCAAACACCTTGTACAATAGAGTCAGCAGTATCAGCATGAACGTAATGTTGAGCAGGTAAATTCGATACATTTTTATGGAACATATTGCCAGTAACATTTACGTATATAATGCCATTTAGATCGCTTTGATCGATTTCTGCGTAAATCTGGTTGTTGATTAATTCTATGTTACGTGTTGTAATCTTCGAATTAATTTCACTATTGCGAACGACAAGCTTAATACCTGTAGTGTTAATCGATGTTCTAATGTCGCAATTTTCGATCATTGAATTGCTAATCAACGTCAAAGCATTACCAGCAAGTGATCCACGTCTAAGTTGAATCGAGCGAAGAGTTGCTGCTGTACCAAATGTCAACCAAGAGTCAACTGCATTAATTGAATTTGTACTGCCGAGTCCGTTAATTGTCAATGAAACGTTATTCAATTCGAGTGAGCTATCACCGCTTACAGTAATTGTACCATAGCAGTTTTCAATTGTACCACCTGTCAAAACTGTTGCATCAATTGCTTGTTCACCTAAATCACCGTAGTTAGGATCGTTTTGCTTATTCTTTAACAAGATGTATGTGTTCGCATTTTTACAATTCTGCAATAAAATTGTACATCCAGTTAGTGTCAAACTGCCATAATTGTAATCGTCAGCAAACCAATTAGTCTTAACAACCATGTTCTGCATTGTACATGCTATAGCAATCTGCTTGTAGCATTCGACCATTTCACAGTTGTTGAATGTGCAAGACATATTAATGCTGTCTCTTTCAACTTTAATCATGCAATCGTTGAAGATCAATGGTGACTTAAGCTGGTCAATTACATAACCAATTCTAGCGTTACTTGCAACAACATCATTGCTAGTCAACCAAGAAGTATTGATCCAGTCAGCTGTCAATGTATAATCGCCAATTTGCTGTTGCAATGATTCAGCTACAAACAAATGCTTAGCAGGCTTTTTCAAAGTCTTACAAGTAACAGCTGTACCTGAAGTGCCTTCTTTAACTACAAATCTAACAGCACTATCACATATAATATCTTGATCTAAGCTGACAGTATTGCTACCATCAAAAATATAATAACTCGAAGCAGAAATTGAGTTTTGTCTTGCTGCAAAATACAAGTGTTTATCGTACATGTTAGCAGCGTGTGCTGCTCTTGCACGTTGACCTAAGTTAGAAGTTTGTATAGTAGGCTTAGCACTTGAATCAGGAATATCACCATACCAACGTACATCAATGTAGTTGTATGGAATGACCATAATCCATGCACCTGATGTACTGTTGTTCGACTTGACAGTTACACCACCATCGTCAGTGTAATTACCATTTTGATGCCAAACGTAAAGACGTTCAATACCACTATCACCAACGTTGAAGTAACCTTTAACGAAGCAAGTATCACCATCTTGCATACCTGACATTGCTTTCATCTGTTCAACTGTGTCAATGAACGTAGGTGTTGCAGATTGCTGTGATGCAGTCAAAGTACCGTTAACTGATGCAATAGTTTTGTAAAGCAACCAGCTTGATTCGTTCTCGTCTGACTCCATATTGCCTTGACCGATGTACATTTCGAATGTGACTTTGTAGTCTCTGTCTTGCAACATGATCTGATGCTTAGGCAACCCATATTGACTTGTGTAAATCGGATTGTCTAATTCATTTCCATCAGTGTCGTAAATTGTCAATTTGCTACTTGATGTGTTTGGTTCTAAGAACGTCAAACGACCTACAAGGAATTTGCCATTTACGTCAAATAAATTTTGATAAGAATCTACGAAATTGTGCATTAAATTTCACCTCTATCTTTAGCAATCTGCCAAGCTTCAAGTTCAATACCACCATGTGGTTTGAAACCAGCGTTCCATTGTCGTTTATTGCTCTGAATTATGTATTCAATTGCTGAGCTGTACTCTTTATCGAAATCACGTTCTTTAGAATCAGGATAAGCGTGTGTAACTTTCTTTACTGCTGGCTTTGATACAGCTTTTGCAATTTGACCAACTGCTGCAGATCCTTTAGATTCATTAGCGAGTTTCTGTGCTCGCAATAAGTCAGCATTTTCTCTAATAAGACGCTTTTCTTCATCAAATAGCGGCTTACCACCATACAAGTATTCATCTTGTGCTTTCTTCTGTGTTTCGAACAATTCGTCTGATAAAGCTTTGTCAGCTTCTGCAGATTTACGTTCTGCTAATATAGATTCAGCTTCACGTTTAGTAGCGTCTTTTGATTTGTACTTAGCAGCAAGTTCTGCTTCTTGAACAGTACGTCTAGATTTAGCTAATGCATTAGTACGATCTATTAGTTTCGTTGCGAGCTCAGGATATTTGTCAGCAATTTCTGTTGCAAAGTTAGTAATAGCTTCATCGTCTAGTTTTTCGTTATTAAACGCGTTGATGAAGTCGTCTACTTTGTTCGAGATTGCTTTACGTTCTGCATTTAATGCTTTTTGTGCTGTTTTTGCATCTACTGCATTAACACCTCTTTCAATCCATTTACCAATGCTTGTGTCGAATACTTTACCAAGTGCAGGCCCAGCAACTTCTCTTGCAACCTGATAACCGGTCTTTGCTGCACCTTTAGCAGGACCAAATACAGAAGTGCCGACATCTGCTAGTACTTCAACGTCTGTCGGATCCCATTTGTCTTCATTAAGTCCGCGTTGAAAATATCTTATAGCAGGACCAGCATAACTGAATGGAGGAGGAGTAAAGTCAGAAATAAAGCCAAGTTTAGCAGCAACTTCATTGGCAAGAGCTTTAGCTTTATTGCCTTTAATAGCTTGCTGCTTTGCATATTCGTTAGCTGCGAATGTGTTAAAGTAGCTAGATTCTTTACTACGTTTATATTCATCTGCTAATTGCTGTTTCTTAGCTCTTTCTTCATTGTACTTCTTTTCACCAGCTTCATACTGACGCTGTTCATCTTTATCTTTGAAGTAACCTGCTTTAACATCATGAGGAGCATCAACTTGAATTGCTTGAGCAATAGCACGATTAGAACGCACTAGATCTTCATTACGACTAACCCAGTCACGGACAGTGACTTCGTCACGATACAGATCGTCGTATTCAGCGAACAATCCATTTTCATCTAGTACTTTTAACAAATTTGACTTATCCATTATCTTTTACTCCAACCGTTAGCAGTCCATGTGTAACCCATTTCACGAATCTTATCACGCTCTTCTTGTTTTAGACTAGATGGACTAGTGTTATTCTTAATTGCATCGTTAGCTTTCTGTGTTAGATCTGCATCATCGAGAGATGCACCTGTCTTTTTACCAGCATGACTTGCAACTGCAGATTGCGAAGCTTCTCTTGCAAGCTGTGCAGTAGATTTCATAGATTGAAGATCGTCAACTATCTTGCTCATATCATCTGGTCTAATCCAGCGTGCTGCCTGAACACGCTCAATTTCGTTCTGAATTTCGTCATCAGTTAAGAAGACGCGTTTTACTTGTCCTTTAAAACGATTTAAATCAGCAGCATAGTTACGTTCATCATCATAAGCCTTTTTTGCAATATCAGTACCAGTATCAGTATCAGTATTATAACTCGCTAATTCAGGATGTTTAGCAAGTAAAGCTTCTCGTTGTTTCAAAATAACTGCAGCTTCAGTTGGATTAGCTTTCACTAAGTCACGATTCAAACCTGCCAGTTCAACTTCAGCTGCTTTCAATTCTTTTTGATATGCTGCTCTGTTTTCAGCTTCTGCGTTAGCTCTATCATATTCTTTCAAATATTCGTTATATTCTCGCTGTGATTCACGATTCTTTTCACTTTCTTCAGCAGCCTGTTTTGCAGCATAGTACTGAGATAACATGTTATTATCGCCGAATATAGAATTAACCATGCCTACTCGCCACTGTTCAGGATGAGAGTCTCGCCAATCATTTACGCTGTTAGCTACAGATTCTCCTGCTGCAGCAAGCTTGCTTTTAACTCTGTCAAATAATCCAGGATCGTCGTTAACGTCTTGCACTTGTTTTTCACTTGCTGGCTTTAAGCCAAGTGACTGCAATGCTTGCAATTCATCCTGCTCGTCCTGATCTTTGCTAGCATATTCTTTATTGTCAGAAATTGACACAAGCAAATCTACTATTTCAGCATTTGTCAATCCTTCATTTTCTTTCGTAATAATCAAACTAGCAAGTTCATCTTCAGACAAACCAGTATTTTTTACTATGTTTTCAATGTTATGAGTGAGTGCCATGTTAGAATGCTCCGAATGAATTGCCCCAAATATTGCCGTTTTGTCTGAACTGTTGCTTTGACATCAAGTTAGGATTTAGACCAAGCATAGTGAGCTCAGCTTGTTCTTGTGGTGAGAAGTTAAAGCTTTCAGCATTGTAATTTTCACCTACAGCTCCAGCAGCAGGCGCGTTATTGCCACCCATAGATGCAGCTAAGCCAACCATACGTAACATGTTCATCATGTTATCTCTACTGTCTTTTGCTTTTGCATCATTACGTGCATTAACAGAGTGTGCCCAACCAATTAAGTCAGGAATCGATTGATTTTTAACGTTGATAGAATAGTCCATGATAACCTCTTATATACTTGCTAATGTCAAAGACAGTTGATTGTTCAATCTCTGCTGATCAAGGTCAATTTGCTGTTGAAGCTTAGACTTATTCCAGTTCTGGAAATCTTCAGCTAATCCACCGTAAAGTTGTAACTGAGTATCCTTAGCACTCTTCAATTGATTCAATCTGTTCTGACCATGCTGAATCTTCGCATTCCACAAATTGTATGCAAACTGACGATCTTGATTCATAGCTTCAAGAGCATCTTTGTAAAGTGATTCATTCTTATCTGCAACTGCAGTAGCAATCTGATTAGCTGCACCAGTACCACGTCCAATACCAGCACCAGCTGCTCTAGCTTGAACAGCATCACCTGTCTTTTCGATCAATGCTTCGCGATTAGGAGCATAATAGTCATTGACGTCGTATTCTTTCTCGAAATCTTCGAAATCATAAACGAATTCATTTGGATCGTAGTCGTGAGTTAACTTACTATACGTTTCAACATCTTGTCTTGAACCAATGCTAGGATTGTCTTTGTACCACTGATTAGTGAGTGATTGCAATTCGCTTGTCGAAGCATTTAGCATTTTCGAAGCTTTTTCTAGGACTTTGCGTTTTTCGCTTTCATTTGACGCAGCCTCATATTCGCCAAATAAACCAGCGGCTAAACCAATAGCGCCACCTGCAACGGCTCCGCCAAGGCCCACCTAGTGCACCGCCGGCTGCAGCACCAGCGCCTGTTGACATAATTACATTAGAAGCACCCATCATTTACCTCTTATTATTTATGAGTTTTTGACGTGGAAAAATAAACTTGTCATTCCACTTATTGTTAAAGTGTTAGTATTTTCGTCTACAAGATGAGTACCGCTCTCATCTTGATATTTAAATTTGTAGTGATCAGGTATGTCAATTGAACATGAATCTGTTGTCGTAATGAAACACACATTCTTGACAATTGACATTTGATAGTTAGTTGCGTACTGCTTACCGTATTTACCTGCTAAAGCTAACACAATTTCATCATTACTGCTGAATTGGCTGATATCATTTATTGTTACTTTGTTTAATGCCATACGTTAAAACCTGTCAATTAGAGAGTATGAAATCTTAGCACCAAGAATTGCAAAGTTAACGGGGTCACTACAAGAAATCTCTAAGCAACAAATTTCATGAATGCCCAGCTTCCACCAAGTTACATCCCATGCATAACGTCCTTGATAACCTAACAAACCTATTTCTTGGTTAGAGAAATTACCACCGTCTTCAGAGTATCTCATCATAATTTTAGGATTGAGATTTGCATCATCAAAATCACCAGTATTGCAGATTAACTTAACACTGTCGATAATAAACGTATTGTAGTTGTTCATCATCATTCCACTACGTCTTATTCTAACCATAGGACGTCCATCGTATTCTTCGTACTTATTAGGATCGAGATATACGAGTTTACCATCTTCAGTACCAAACATTATCTTGTTATCATGTAAAGTAGCAAACAACAATCTCCAATAGTGTTGTATATTAGTCTTTTCTGCTTTACTTGAACGTCTATGCCATTTCTGCTCTAAGATATCGTATACGTAAGTGTAGTCATCTTCGTAAAATGTTAATGCGTAGAACATATGTCCTGATTCAGTCCAACATTGACCAACTGCATCACTGGGATTCGTCATCTTACTAATGTGACGCTCAATGTCAGGTGTACTGATCTTAGTCAACTGATTAGAACGCCAATAGTAAATTCCGTTTTCGCCAATTGCAGATGCACCAAGATAGAACACATAATCACCAACACAAGCTAAGCTACGTACTGCTTTAATACCAATGCTATTCGCAGCATTTGTTGGCGATACGAATGGAGCTTCAACGTCACTATTGTAATTAAAAATCTGTGTGCTCTTTGGACCAAATGTATAAAGCAATGTGCTATTCGACACAAGTGCAGTAGTATTATCAGGCGACCATTCTGAATACGTTACAAATCCGTAATCTTTGTAACCAACTTCAGTAGGATGAGTACTGTTAATCATGAAAATATCGTAGTCAATAGCATTTTCAGTAGTCATTACATTACGTTCAAATGGATATTGATACGATGTGTAGAATGCGTCAGTACCTGAATCATTGACAATCAAGTAACCATACAAGTATGCACAATGAGTAGGAATAATACGTTGTGAAGGGTTTTCAGGATCGTCTTGTCTTACACGATATGGTAATGCAATTGATCTGCAACCACCTAAGCCTGGGTCTCGCATATCTTCAGGACTTAGCTCAGTGTTACATGCAATAACGTTTGCACCATCAACGACGATCAAATGTGGATGTGCACTACCTTCACCACCAGTTTCACACATGCTAACTGGTTCGTCAGTATTCGTCAATGAAGAATAAATTTCAGTAGCAACGTATTGACCATCTACGTTTGTAATGCAATAAAGTCTTGGTCCAAATACTGCAAATAGTACTGGGAATCCATCTGCACCTCTTGATGCTTCATAGATACCACGACATTTACGATTATCACGATCAACGTCTGTTAACTTAGTCGAACCGTTAATGCTACGTATCATAGTGACAGCAGATGCGCCATCACCTTGATGTTCTTCATACATGTTAATGCATTCGCTAAGATTAGCTATTCTAATATCACTAACTTCCTGACCGCCAACTATGTTATTAATTAAACTTACTGTGCTCATCTTATATTCCTAAAAATCTTCCAGCTAAAAAATCACCGTAACTATACATTGATTTTGTACAGTTACGTCCAATAAATTTATTGACTGAAGAACTACGTCTAACATTCTGTTCAAGCTCATCTAAACGTGCTTTGATAATTGCAACAGTGTTTTCGCTCAATCTAGGATATGCAACACTTAAATCGTAAACTAATGCAGCGTTAAACAATGCCACAAACTGCTTTGGAATGTTGAAGACTGTGTCAATATCGAAATCAAATGATTCGTTGTAAATAAGCTTCAACTCAAATTGCTCTAGTGCAAATGATTTCTTCAAAAGAACTTTAGCACATTTGTCAGTTAATGGTAGAACGCTATAGATCTGAGTCGACAAACCGTTCTGATAAAAGTCTTCATACGCAATGAAGTCTAATTCTGACCAGTCATACGAGTCAATAGTTTTAGGCTTAATGAACGCTTTTGTTATTTCTTGCAAATTCTTTATTTCATAGTCAGGTACCATTTCGAACACATCTTTACGTTCATTAGCATAACCAACTGCAATCCATTCAAATGTAGATGCGTTAGTGTTACGTGCTTCATAACATAGTTGATTGTCTTTCGCACATACAATCTTGTTAGTGTATTCGTCAGAAGATGGATCCATGTCATTTATTGTTTCATAGCTATTGACGAATATAACTAATCCGTCGTAATCTTCTGTAACTTCATATTCACCAACAATGAACTCATGCTTAAGTACATCGATGTCAATCTCTTTACGAGTAAATTGAAGCAAATTTGTGTTTGAATACTGTGCTGCTCTTTTCTTTAATAATTGAAGAGCAGATACTACTATGTTTGCTGGAGCAGGTTGATTGCGACTACATAATCCTGTTTCATCCAAACTGTTAACTATTAAATCGCGAACTGATATTCTTGGCATAAAATCCTCATCATTATTTAAGCTTAATGTAATTGTTGTAGTGTTGACCAAGCGACTTGCTTTTCAACCATGCTGCTAACTGCTGTTCACGCATTGGGTACACGTAAGAACCATTGCCAATGTGCACAAATGACATTTGACTGTATGGCAAATAACGAATTTTGCCAATGAAAGTAGATGCAGCACGCTCAGGTGTATTTCTACCTGGTGTAGCAGCACGTACTGGCACGAATTCTTGTGGTTCAGACTTAGTTTTAAACAACAAACTTGGATTAGCAACTGCTAGCTTCTTTATAAACTTTTCGTATGGTCCATAGCCTATCCAACGCATATTAAACTCCAACTGAAACAGGTACTGTCATCTTCGACATGATTTCAAGTTTCTTCTTTTCTAGATCAGCTAATTCTTTTTGCAGTTTAACGTATTCGATGTTCTGTTTTGATTCAGTTTCGATTACGTCATTTTCAAGTTCAGCATTAGCTTTAGAAGCGTCAAGCTGAACCTTTGCTTCTTCAATATTAAGCTTACGATTCTGCAATTCAATGTTGTCATAGTGTTTCTGAATTTCGATGATGTGCTGTTCTTTAGCATTTATCAATTGAAGTTGTACAGCATCAAGTTCTTTCTTCAATTCTGCATTGAATGCAACCTGTTGTTCAAGTTCATTTTGAGTTTCTTCTAACACTGCATTCATCTTGTTCAAGACAGACACAGCTTGAGGATCTTCACCTTGGTTGCTATCGCTTAAGAACATAACGTCTTGACTGTTAGCAACGATATCAGCTACTAGTGGTTCCTTCATATCAGCATCAAATGTTTCAGCAATATGCTTTGCTAAGATTGTACGTGTTCGGTCATCAACAATACTGCTCAATGCAAGTAATTCTTGTCTACGTTTCATCATACGAGTAATGATCTGAGGTCCATTGATCAACTTGAAAGTAGGCAGTTTTTCGATATTTTCGACATAGCACAAGCATTCAATGATAGTCTTAGTCAAGCTATGCAATGCATCAGCAGCGTTCTCGTACAAACTGTTAACGTTAGATTCTGAGTTGTTCTGCTGCACTAAGATTTCGGTAGCAGTTTGACTGTTCATTGCAGGATTGATGCCACCAACTGGAACGCCGATCACCTGTGCCATCAAATTATTTGCACTGTCAATTGTGTTCATCAAATCCTGAGTCTGATATGTTTCGATGACAGGAGTTGGCTGTAGGCCATTGTCAGGATTGTACAATGCAACCAAAGATTCTTTCGTCTGAAGCTTCTGATAGTAGTTTTGTAGACCATCAATCATCTTCGGAGTCATCAGATAGTTAGCTTTCGGACTTCTATTTGCACGTTCGAGCAATGTAGAGTATGCAATGTTGAGACCGTACTGAAGATCTGCAGTCATGTCAACGATACCATTGTAGTCGATTTTGTTGTTACGAACTACTTCGTTAAAGCACATTCTGAAGATAGGAATACGACTGATAGGCAATTCAATCGCGTCTTCGATAACCAAGTCACCGCATACTTTGTAAAAGTCAACAGTGCCATGATCGTTCATTTCCCAATACGATACAATCGGCATACTGTCTTCAGGCACTTGCCATTGACTGCCGATATCGTCTAATGCATAAGTCTCTTCATTCACGTAAACGTCTTCACCATAGAGACGTTTTGCTTTTGATTTGGAAATAAAGTTAACGACTGCACCTTTTTCTGCGTCATCAGCATTCAAGCTTTGTACGTTAGGGTCCAACGCGACCAAAGAAATATCACGTACAACTTCTGGTACAATTTCGTTATTATCGAATGACAGAATGAAATAGCCAACGCCTTGAATACAAGCATGTCGCAATGACTGATTAACTACAAACTTGAAATTGTTTCGATTTTCAATTTCATCGATAGCAGTTTGTATTTGAGAGTATTGACCTTTTTCATCGTCAAGTTCGCAATGATATGGAGATTTGCTAAATGGCGAGCAAATAGCATTTGTAAATTTAGTATATTGAGTAAAGCTTCTACATATTCTGTCTTTACGATCTAGAGCTTCAATAACATTTTCTGACCAGAAACCGTCCACTGTAAATTTCCAAGTCTCTACTCTTACGTTGTACTAAATCGCTATAGAATTGAGAAGATTTCTGTAAAAAGTCTTTAATCTTTAAAATTGTTTCTTGCATAAGCGCCTTTATCAAAGATATTTAGTCTATAAAGCTATTTATGCAAAAACCCCTAGAGCGGCGAGTCCGCAACTAGGGGCTGAGGTAAAAAGATCAGAGTAATATTTTAGTCGTTTACGAGCTCAGCAAAGTTATCAACTTCTGTAGTGTTAGCTTTTACAACCTTATCAACTGCATTGTTCAAAGCTTTGTTGTCAGTTGCAATGTTGTCATCAGCTGGCTTTTCGAAATACCACTTCACTTGCCAATTTTCACCATTCTTGACACGATCAACGTAAACTTTAACAGGAGAAGATTCAAGCTTACGATTCACTTTCGCAGCAAATTCTAAGATGAAATCTTTGTCACTATTTACATCATCATCTTTTGCTACCTTTTCAAAGATACGCTTTGCATCTTCTTCACCAATAGACTTGACCAAGATGTGAGTCAAGCGTTGTACAGTAATTTCACCAGCTTTGTCAGAAATACCCATGTAAGATGCAAATTTTCCGCCTTCATCTGTAGTAAATGTCAACTTAATACTAGTCTTGCCAGACTGCCCCTTGTATTCTTTAGCTTCTACAATGTTGCAATAGTCATGAACTTCTTTGACAGAATTTGATAATGTGATTTCTTGATTTGATTTTTCAAAAGTGAATGTAATTGCCATATTAATAATTATCCTTTGCTGCTATTAATTTTATAGTAATCATCATCCGCAGCAGAATAATGATGATTATATGATTATTATAATAAATTATTTGTCATTTGTAAATTGCTATCTTTGTGCAAATTTATCAAAATATTTTTGCTCACTAACTGGAGTAGACTTTTGTTTTGAAATACTTTTCAAGTGAATATAGGAGTCTCTGCAAACATCTTCATAATTTCCTGTGTGTACCGACTTAACAATTGTAGCACCTAATTCATCTTCAATAGTTTTGAAGTAGTAAGACTTAGCAATCTTAATAGTAGTTTTAGTACTTCCAATATAACTTGTTTCTATACAATATGTTATATCGCTTTTATCGAATGAAATTTTGTAATTAGAATTTCCACCATAATTATCACAATGAAATGTTATAGAGTCACGTGATACAGTGTAAACACAATTTTCTAGTTCATTTGCGAAACTAATTCCGCATACTAAAGCTAGAATGATAAAGATTTTGTTGAGCATTTGTTTACCTTATTTTTAATGTTATAAAAGTAATATAATAAATGCTCAACTAATCTGTACACTATTTTAGACAATATCTTTAATGAAAGTATCGAAATCAACCGCACTGTTAAACTCTGTTTCAGTTTTAGTTTCAGTTTTAGAGTCAGATTCAGTTTCATCAGCAGCAAACTTTTCATTATAAATTTGTCTAAGTTGCTCTGCAATATAATCGCACACATCAAGTTCGTTCCATGTGTATTTGCCACAATGCGGACAAGTTTCAAGATCACAACGTTGAGTGTAACCATCGACATTGTAACACCACACTGCTTCGTCAATTGCTTTTAGAATTTCTTCATCAGTCATTTTCAAATATAAATTGCGTTCTGCGTTTTCTACGAACATTTTATACCTCTATGTTATTATAATAAATTAAATTTAAACAAAAATTAGTTAGCTATATTTTCGTAAAAGTCACTACCTTTCGATTCATCTCTTACTTTCTGCAAACGATTCTTACGAGCATCTTCTATATAAAATTGAAGCTGAACTCTTGTCAAACTGTTTGGATCAGTATTTTCTTTCTTCAACACTTCCCAAACTGCATTCTTGATTTCAGGATCTTCACGCTCTAATGCGTCAACAATCTTAGATGTAGTTGCACTTTTCTCAATAACTTCTGCATCTGTAAATTGTTTTTGCTTTGCATATGAAATATTTTCTTGTTCATCTTCTACTTCAGCTTGTGCAATAATATTGTCAATTACTTCTTGCTTTAGCTTACTCAAGCACCAACACTTTCTTAAATCATTATTGACTTTCACTGGCTTATACTCACTAGTATATTCTGTGTCAGGTGTGTTTCTGATCCACTTTTTGAAACCAGAAAAATTTACACCAGCAATCTTACAACGTTCTTCGACTACATCATTGAATTCATCTGGCTGAACTACCATGCACTTTTTGATATACTTACGTGTAGCTTTATTTGATTCTAGCTCTTTATATATTTCATAATATAGCATCAACTTATCTTCTTCATTATATGCTAAAGTCATGTTCTTCTTCAAATCAGTAGCATCACGATATTCTTGAAGAGTTGGTGCAACTTTCAACATTGCAATATAAGCAGCTTTAGCAAATTCATAGAATGCACAAATTTCAGAATCAAAATTCTTGATGAATTCAGCTGAACTATATGGCTTGTCAATGTTCTTCACATCCATTCTGTTGATTATCAGCAGTCTTCTATCGAAAGCTCCACTATCATCTTCGATACTGAAGAACTTATTAGTAGTGAATAACCACTTACAATAGATACGCATCGAAATTGGAGTTTCACGCATCATACGTTTCTGATACGACATACCGTCATTCGTACCACCTGACATAGACTTAAATTGTTCAAGACATTTATCTGTACATTCGTCTGCATTAACCATAGCTGAATTTGAAATACCAGTAGTCGTCGATTCACGTAAGAATGAGTCAGTGATCCATCTATCTTCTTTCATCTGATGAACAAGAGAACGTTTGCTACCATACGCTAACTTCAAAATCTTTTCAATCATTGCACAATAGTAGTTAGTCTTGAATGTACCACCGCCTGTCATGAACAAGAAGTGAATGTTATCATTCAATGAAGGATGAATTACAGTGTATGCCCATGCCATCAAAGCTATACGTTCTTCTTTCGAATATGGCTTGATGAATGCATTCAAAATCTTTGCATCTTTTACGTCTACTTGATTTGCAAGTGTATCTTTCCAATTTCTGTTGTAAGAAAATTCTGCAATTGTCGAATCATCTGAAATGATATGTGGAACTACATCGATCTTCTTCAACATTGAACAAATTACAAATCTTTCGCTGAACAACTTTGCAAGATATGTTTCAAATGTACATTTTGCACCATGCGTTGGCTTAATTGCATAACGCTTAAATGTGCCACTGTCATCATTCAGTGTTTCAAAATACACGTTGTACAAGTCGTTATTCACACCAGAAGCTGGAATCAAATAATTAAAAATACTCTTGATGAAATATGAGTGAAGTCTATCATACCAGTCAGATACAAGCTTACCACTCTTATCGCTAAAATAGTTAAGTGAAATCTTATCTGTCCAAGGCACACAGTTCAATTTTTCTTCGACATTTACTGTTGCACCAGACTGTGAAATTGTTTCTAATAATATCTTTGCTTCAAAGAATGCTTCTGTTGCTCTATCAACTTGCTGATACAAATAAGACCAGAAATCGAAATATTCAATGCTGTACTTAATAGACAAATCTTTGCTGATACATGTTGCTAATGTGTAGATAGAACGAGAATCTTTACTGATGATTTCGTCAATTGTCCCGATCATCTTATATGAATTGTTAGATGTGTAATACAATGCATCTTGCTCGACACAATACACTACATTATTGATAAATGACAAATCAACACTGTTACAGAAAGCTGCTGGCTTGAAAGATGCAGGAATAAATTTCGCATTGAATGCACTCGGTAATGAGTTCTGAATGTATTTGTCACGTGCTTCTTTCTTGTGTGTAAGATACTGTGCTAATTCTTTTTCGAATTGAGTACAGAAAGCTTGTTGCAAAGAATAATTTTGTTCTTTACACAATTTGTCAATTTCTTTCTTACTGTCAGATTCTGCATAGCTTGCATCAGCAAAAACTTTCTGTGATTCTTTGTAAGCAGCTTCAGCTACATCTGCAAATGTCTTGTACTTCTTAAATTTGCCATCAACTTGTAGCTGAATGTATTTGCCATCATTCGAATTTCTAATTTCGAAATAATTTGTTAAAACGTTCATGTAATCTCCTAAACACTGTATTTATCTACTATACTATTTAAACTTATATGATACAATTCTGAATCATATTCATATGCTTTAAATAGTTCTGCATTTACAAGTTTTTCAATAATCATTTGTATAAAATTTGTGCAATTCCAAAGTTTCTTTTTACATTTGTAATTTGAAGCTTAATTACTCTTGTCAATTATTGCTAATTTAGTATCGACATGTAAGTTATACATTAAACTATGTTCTTTATACATTAAACCATGTTCTTTACGAAGCGATATAGCTTTATCGAGCTCATCTAAAATCATGCTTTTGAAGTCGTTGCATCTCCAAAGTTTCTTAATGTAGCTAGGTACTTTGCTGACTGAGTAATGTTTATTAGATCCGCTGAATCTGATCTTGCCGTTGAAATAGTCAATGTCGAAACTATCAACAAATTTATGATCAGCATTTCTCAAGTAGAAGCAAATTCTGTGGCCGTCATACTTATTTACTTCAAGTTCAAAGTCATACGCGTGAGGAGCTACTTGAATGTGAAGTTCTTTGTTGCGATTACGAATTGTGTTTATTTTATAGTAGTCGTTCATTATTATCTCCAAAATAAAAAAATCCTGCTAATAGTTGCGGTATTAACAGGATTTTTACTGACAATTTGTCATTGAAAACTCTCGATTGAATCCGCAACATTCAAGTTATGATTATAGTATAATAAAATTAGTTGAAGCTTTAAACTACTATTTTTGTGAAGAAAAGTTACCAGTTACCTATCTCGAGACCCAGCTTAATTATAAAAGTTATGCGTTATGTATATTTTTATAATAAGATTAATTATACTATACTATTAATAAGAAATTTTAGGTAAATTAGGTAAATTAGGTAACTATTATTAAAATTGATCAAAAAATGATACTTTACTAAAAAATAGTTACCTGAAAGTTACCTCTTTTGTATCTAAATTTACCTATTTTCGAGCCAATCTCTTGAGTCGACATGTCTCTTTACGTTTAGCTATAACTGCTGGAGTGTATAACCAGATCGGATGAGACTTACGTCTATTTGCAATATTTTCTTTACGTGTTGCCCATCGTAGATTGTCAAGTCTATTATCACTTGGGTCATGATTGATGTGATCGACTTCTGTACGTAATTTGCCTTCATCATCATAAGTTTGTTCAATTTCCCATGAGTCTAATACAAGTCGACCTAAGTTAACTACTTTAGATGAAGTACCACCTTTACTACGCCAGACACATACTTGACACTGTAATAAGCGACCTTGCTTATCATAGTTCTTACTGCCATATCGTATATTGCTAATGCCGATAGCTTGTAACAGTAACGTAGCTACCTAATTTCGAAACATAATATTTTGGCCAAGTTTTAGACTGCTTAAAGTCTACATTGTCTATCGTGATTATATCATTTAGTGTTGTAATTTGCATATTATCTCCTATTATATGTGTATAATCTATATATAACATTTACTATTGCTTTTTTATACTATTGTGCAATTTTGTTCACTTTGAATAAATTTGCTTGCATTTGAATATGGTTATATTAGAGCGACGAAAAATTGCAAAAACTGCTCACTTTTTAACACAAAATGCAGCATTTTTGATCAATTTTCTGCTATTTTTGCTCAATTTTTTAGCTTATTTGGCACGAAATATCCAATAAATTTGAGTTGCGAGCTGTTGCAATTGACAAATATTGTCACTTACTTCACGTTCTCTATATAGCAAAATGACCCAATCTCTTTCGACTGGGTCATTTTTATTTGTATTCTCGAAGATAATAATTATTTTACTTCATTTATTAGAGCGTGTATTTGCATTTAATCACGCCATTATATTCAATATACTCAAAGCTCTTAGCTTCTTTCATAATTGCATTTAGAATTTCACGTGTAACAATGTCACCATCAAAAGCATCAAATTTAGCTTGCTGCTCATTCTCATGATCTTCTTTTGTCTTGCGGAACCATTCTCTACATTCTGCTTCAGATCCTGTGAACTTTACCTTACGTCTTAATGTCATGCTAAAAGTTCCATCTACATTTCTAACAAGCTTATATCTCGTTGTTCTTTGCTTAGTTCTCATTTTATTTTCCTTTGTTATTGGTTGTTGTTGTTGTTATGTTCTTAATATAATAACATCTTCTGC